CAGAAGGACTAGTAGTACCAATGCCTACTCTGCTGTTAGCAATATCAATGTAAGCTGTATCTGTAGCGGTAGCAACTCCACTTGAATTTCCAGCCCAGATGTTACCAGTAGCGATGTTCGGGACGTCATTAGCCCTCCCAGCACCCATAATAATCCCAGAAATCTTATTACCACTAGTATTTACCTTGATGATAATACCAAGGTTCTGGATAGCGTTGCTGGCACCAGTAGGCTTTGATGTCACCCACCCTCCAGCAGCACCTAGATACACTGTCTGACCTTCCGTGTAGATAGAAGCGTCAGGGACATCTACGTTATTGATGAACCCAAGCGCAATACCCTTACCCTCGCCTTCGTCAGCAAGATCTTCGTCAAGTACGAAGTGGGCTGGGTAGTTAGTAGCTGCATCCGCCGCAATAACCTCAGCAAGGTTGCCTACGCTACCAGTAACGTGAACTGGGGTGCCCTTAGAAAGTGGCCCTCCAGATACGTTCTTTACGTTTTCTGCAATGGTCTGAGGATAAGCAAAGGAAACGGTTCCAGCACCGTCAGTCATAAGAACTTGCCTGTCAGCTCCGTCAGCAGCTGGGAGCGTATACGCACTCCACTTCGTATCGTAGTCAACAGCGCTGTTCTTCTGTATAAACTGGTTTTCTGATCCACCAGAGGCGAAGCCGTCCCCAGCAGGGCCTTGAGGCCCCTGCGGTCCAGCCTCACCAGTATCCCCCTTAGCTCCCTTGGAGGTGACACCAACACTGCCCGTAGAAACACTGCTTACCGTTACTGCCGTACCAGCAGAAACATTAACGTCTACAGAAGTAGAGTCTTGGACTTTTACTGTAATGTCGCTCATTATCCTTCGATAGCTTCAGAAATATCCTCGTTCACCACAAATGAACCAAAAAGGATGGTCTTGTGAATATCAAGCCCACCAGTTGTGCTAGGCTTAATGTATTGGATGTCATAGGAGTATTTGCCAGAAGCAATCGACCGCATAGTCAAAGCAGAAGCCTGAATGGTGGCATTACCACTGTCATCTACTGTTACAGGCTCAAAGTTGTTTGTAGCCTTAACACCGACATTAGACGTACCTAAGATCAGGTTCCCCTTGCCAGCCTCATTGGGCAGAAGGTTCTCGCGCACCTGAACGATGAATCGGTAGTTGTCGGTATCCAACGGCAAAGCAACGCCTGCAGAATCTTTCAGCGTGACCGTCAGGGAGAATGTATCTCCACGCTTACATGTGATGTCGAGCCGTGTAGACTCATCAAGGTTTACCTTACTGGCCATTACCGAAGCTGTTTACGATTTTGATTGGTGAAGATTCCTCCATAAGCTCAGCTCTGTCGCCCTTACGCTGAGAGATAAGTTTAGACTGCTCTACAGCCTGTTTCTTTACGCGGTTGTCTTTTCTGTCCTCCTTCAAGACCTCAAGCTTCTCTTTGAACTCCTGCTCCTCAGTTCTAAATCCAAGCGTAGCCTGAGCTCTGATAAGCTCAATCTCTTTACGCATCTCGTGCTCCAGCTGAAGCTTCTGGATCTCAAATTGATTTTTCACCTGCATCATCTGCACATCGATCTGCGCTTGCATCTGAGATTCTTGTTGCTTTATCTGTGCTGCCTGCATAGCAGACTGCTGTTGGATCTGAGCCTGCATCTGTGAGTTCTGCATAGCTTGATCTTGTATGCGCTTCATGCGCTTAGCCCTACGAACGATAAGAAGGCGCTCCGCTTGGTTTACATCCTTCATGTTGCGGATAGCAATAGCGTCTTCGATGTCGAGCTCCTTTTGAGCAATGGACATCTGTATGTTTTGCTCAAGGTACATACGGTCCTTATCCTCCATCTCTTTGACAACCTTGACCCCAAAGTTGTACATAGGAAGATTGGAGAAAGAGCTAAGAACCTCCATGTTGGCTGTCCCGATAGCGTTCTTATACGCTTCGTAGATAACGGAGCTAGGCGGAAGGATCTGCAAGCACTTGACAATATCCTCACACACCTTCTTGTACAGAACCATAGCAGAGTGAGTGATATCGTAGATAGCGTTGTTGCCAGCCGCGATAGCGTTCTGCTGAACGCCAACAAGAGTTTCACCCTTAGGTGTAGTGCCGTCCATCATCTCGTTGATACCCGTAGCGTCACGGATCATGCGGAGATAGTGGTTGTACAAAGACACCAGCTCGTTGATGTTTCTGATGTGGTTGTCAATAGTTCTGACGGGAGGATTTTGGAATCCACCCTCAGGGTTCTTGCTTCTGTAGTAGAAGACACCCGTCTGCTCATAGATGTCGTGAAGCTCCAAGGGCTGCAGGTCGCCACCCTTGCCGAGCTGTACGTTCTCTAGACCTTCGATATCAATGATCAACCCATCGGGTTTGGCCTTAGCGATAGCTTGCTGAAGCTTTAGGTGGGTGATTTGCAGCATGTCCGCAAAGCCGATGCACCCGTCAATCAAAGACTTGGGCATCATCCTGCGAATGTTCGTAGCTATAGAAGAGTAAGACAGTCGGGCACGAGAAAGGTCGTGGACGTTGCGTGGGATGTTTGTCTTCATGCCGTAGTTAAACAGCATGTCGCAACCCATCACATAGCACCCTCCGTAGACGGTGGCAATCTCCATCTTAGAAGGGCTTCTTTCAAACACAGAGTTTTTCTTCTCCTTGTATTCAAAGCCCTGATAGAAGAAGTTTCTATTACCGTATCTGTTCTCCTTATCCTCAAAGTACATGCAGTCAACAGACAAGAACTCGAAGTCCAAGATGTCAACCATATGCTCGTCATACCCATATACAATCCTCCCTGCAGACTGATCGTACTTTTCGTCCTTCAGCTTAGAGGAGCTATACCCGCTCTTCTTGGCTATCTGCTTGAAGTCTTCTTCAGACAACTCATGGCCCGCAATCCTCTTGAGCTCAGAGATAGTAACCGATTTTATGTGTCCAGCATACGTGAGGTCATCCATTGACGGGTCTTCCGTGTAGCTATGGATAAACCGCATCGGGTCTACATACTCTTCTTTAATGCCGTAGTTAGGATCATTGCTTCTCTTGACGACGGCCATACCGCAGGCAACCAAGTCGTTGACGACACGTCTAAAAATGTTATCGTTGAAGTTGTTCCAAGACAGCGTGAGGTTTGTCCCGATCTGAGCAGCAATCTCTGCATCGGTCTTCACGTTTGTGTCCATCAAGATTTCCGCCTCCTCGAGAGTCTCTGGCAACTTCTCTGGATCGTCACCAATGACGCCGCCACCCGTAGCCTCTTTAAGCTGCATGAGCTGGTCGCGAAGCAGAACCTGATTTTTTATCCTGTTTTTTTGCTTCTGCTTGTCTGAAGTAGAGAGTGGATCAATCGCCTCAAGGTTCGGATACGGATCTCTTGACAGAATCTTGTTGGCGACGATCTTTGCAAACTTCGGTAGAATTGGTACAGGTGTATAGTCTATGTTCACCAAGCTCCCGTCAGCGTTGTTGGGGTCGAGGTTTGTAAGTATCTGCTTGTAGATAGTTGTATCTTGAGTTCCGTTTGCGTACTCTCGGTTTCTATCAAAAGCTTTATTCCGCTCTCTGAGCAGAGAAGAATTGTCACTCAAGCTACCCCATTGACGCTCAATAGCCTTAGCGTATTGCTTGCCGTATGCAGGAGAGTTTTTCTCTTCTTGTCGGGCTAGAGGGTCTGGAAAGTTGCTCGATCCTTTTGAGTTCGTTGACTGCATTACAAGGGGCGCATTTTCTGCAAATATAACAAATTAGCCGATCGGCTTGTATCGCCTAAAGAACTTGGCCTCAGATAGGTTAGACTCCTTCTTTTTAATCTTTTCTTTTTGTGCAGCAAGAAGGCATAAACCCGAACTAATTGAAAGGTCAAACTTCGTTCTGTTGTCGATCTTAAAGCCTATCCAGTCCTCAAGAGTTCTATTGAAATACATCTTCCCATACTCACCTGTATCCCTGTTGATGCCTACGTGCTCGTGGATGTAAGCCTCAATAGCATGGGCGTGAGCTTGAATAACGTCCTGAGAGTTTGAAGGTATACCTTTTGTCTTTACGTTCGCCTTAGAGTTGGGGGCAGAGAGGTGAGCAGGTCTGTTCATAAGGTATCCGTCGTAACCCCTTGACTCAAAGTATCTTGCAATACCGTACTTGTTGTTTTCAATTAAGATGGGGTACCCGTAAAACACAGCAGCCATAAGTACATCCTCGTAGAAGATTTTAGCTAAAGGCGGGCGGGACGCATACTCCACTACAAACATGTTCGATGGATGCTCCATATGGAACTTGTTGTATAGGTGTAGCGCTCCCTTAGAACCGCGTCCGTCGACGGTGGCGTCAAGGTCGTAAGAGTCAACCCCGCCTACCCCCAGCTCTGCATTAGGTGCTACTCGTTTTCCTCGTTCTTCTTTGATGCGGTTTTGCATCTCTTTGGGTGGCATCCACGCCACCTTAAACCTGCCTGTGTGGTCGGGCTTAAAGACAACCTCTGTGTCCTTCTCCCCATTCCTCCAGACGAAGTTGCCAGTAACAACGGGGTTGGGGAACAGCTCGTCGTTGTACTGTATTTGCTCGTAGATCTGGCCTACGTTAAACAAGCTCCCGTCGACACTGTCTCTGAAAGCCTCGTCCTCTGTAAAAGGAAACTGGCGCGTAACTTCGTTGAGCTCACTGGGGTCGTGCTTAAGGCTTTCTCTTTCATTCTTTAGGTAAGAGCGCGCTCCAATATATACCTGCTCACCATCCAACCCCTCGATAGGCTCATCAGGATCTTCTACTACAGGACCACCGAACTTATCAAAGAACCCCTCTAAAGAGTGAAATGCTGGAATGAAAATCCTATATAGTCCACTTCTGGTCCTTCCGTTGGCGTTGCGCTCGCTAGGGTTAGAGTCTGCCCATAGATCTTTGTACTCCTTGCCCCCCTTGTCCATAGGGTTTACAGTACTACCCACCAGAGCCTTCCCCACAATCTTCCTACCCACAATAAGGCACGTACGCTGAATACGCCAAGCGTCCCTAATATCTGTAGGCTTCTCCCACTTGCCAGCCTCATCGAGATACATGAGGTGCAGCTTCTCACCATCATATGCGTTGTTCGTGGTGTTCTTCCAGTTGATTACCGTATTAAGAGCCTCGCCCGTCTGCGTAGTCTTATTATTCTTCGTGATTCTCTTAGACGGCTCGCGAAAAGCCAGCTCCATGCGCGGATTGGTCGTTCCATCTTGAATGGGTTTAAAGAAGAACGGGTAGTACCTGAACATCTGCACCACCTTCTTCATGAATATATTTTCTTGTGCGTCCTTACCAGTCTTGGACTGAATGCCAAGGAGCTTGTCCTTGACTTGGGTCGCCTCATCTAGAAGTACAGACGAGCAGATATTCGTATACCCGCTACGCCTGCACTTCGTGTAGAGCTGCCCGATACATCGGGGGTCCGCCTCACACGCAGCTAAATGTAAGAAAATATCTCTTTGGAACAAAAGGAAGCTCGGATATCCTATATCCATCCGAGTCCACTGAAGCATCATATAGTGCCTCCCCGTAATATATGTAGGGATACCATTCCGAAAAAACCAAAAGCCCTCACGCCGACGGCGAAACTCCTCTTCGATATACGGAGAAAACTTCTGTCGAAACTCCCTAGGCATCTCCCCCCACTCATCCATAGACTTAATCCTAGACAGCTCCGAAGGCATATCAACCCTCTCCCACACCTGCATGTCGTTTGGCCTTCCATATCCCGCAATCTCCTTCTCGGGAGGCTGAGCGGGAAGAACAATGACCAGCCCGCTAAGCTCGATAACTTCACCCTGCGTACCCTTGGGGCAAATCGAGATAGCAAAGTCATCGTACTCATCGACCTTGACCAGCATAACGCTTCTTGTAGTTGCGAGACGACTTGATCTTAGATGTTTTGTTTTTCGCGTGGATGCCCTTGCGTCTGATTCTTTTGGGCTTGTACGAGGAGACTTGAACCTTTGACATGTGGATTTAATTGGTACGCGAGGAGGGACTCGAACCCCCAATAACAAACTTAGAAGGTTTGGGCATTATCCTGTTATGCTACTCGCGCATATGGTTGTTACAAAATTAACATATATGGTGTCCGCAAGGCGGGACTTGAACCCGCATGCAACCGATTACTCTTTCTACAAGGTATAAGCTTGAGGAGATACTTGCGGTTATGAGTTTCTTCTTTCGTGAGTTTTCTTTCTGTGGCAGTTGGCGCAGCGGATATCACACTTCCTGATCTCGTCCTTGATAGTCTCTATAGAGTGTGACTGGTTTAC